AAAGCGGCTCCTAATAATCCACCAGCTAAACCGCCAATCCCCCCAAAAAGCCGACCTCTCTTTTGCCTCTCCGCTTCTTTTCTTTGGTAATCTTCTAACTTTTCACTGTCAGACCTTCTTTGCAAAGCCCTAGCTAAAGTTACATCACCTAACAGTCTAGGTGCCATACCACCCTGTTGCATCATGCTTAACAAATTAGTTTTGTTGCCAAGATAGTAGCCAGTCATGTTTGGCCCTGATGATATTGGTTTAAATCCTTTTGATTTATTATGAGGGTAATTCATATTATAATCCTTTTAAATTTAATAATAATCAAATCAATTAATAAATACAAATTATTTATTTTAAGCTTCTTTGACAGGTATCTGATATAACGTACCATTTATATAAACCTTCAAGCTTCCATCTGGAGTAACGCTACTGCCAACAGCTTCTTCTGTAGTAATGCTTAATGTTTGATTACTACCAGTTATTTTTTTACCAATAGTAACATCGTTATTAAAATTAATACTACCAGTTATTACAATATCATTACCAATAGATAGGTTTTTATCTACAACTTGATTACCGTCATGTGATAAGTAAACTTTTGATAATGTACCTTTAAATTTTTTATATAAAGCTAAGGGCTTATTAGACTCCCTTGCGAATATCTGCTCACCATCATTCATGTTTCTAGCTGACGGAGAATGGCTCAATGTTCCCTTTACATCACCAGAAGAAACGCTTTGTTCCTTACTATTGATTATAATTCTTTCTGCTCTGTTAAAAGACATTAGGCCACGTTAGCTACTGGTAAAATTCTATACTCTATAGATATATCATTAATTTCAATACCGGAAGATGTGCCAGATGAATTAGTAGGATTGGCTATTTTTATAGATATGCTCTGACATGTAAAAGGCGTTGCCGTTGCTTTTAGTTTAGCATAAGCATTTGAGGTGGCTACAAAATTACCAGTAAATTGACTAAAGCTAGAGCTACCATCTACAGCATAATATATAGGCTGTGTCTGTGCATTGTCACTTTTGTAAGTAACATAAACAGCATATATCTTTTTCTTTATAGCGGGCTGTCCAAAATCAATATCTTTAGTTTGGATTACCCAAGAATTTGTACTGCTATCTTTTAATGAGTCTGGTGAATATTTAGCAACATTAACACTGCCAGCACCATTATCTTCTGCTATTATCAAATCACCATTGTGATCAATAGAAAAATTAGTTAATCTTTTTTGATCTGTTGCTAATGTGTTAATTTGGCTCCAAGCTTGCGTCTTTATATCATACAAGTAACAGTATCCAGTATTAGTAGCTGATCCATCTTCATTCTTAATAACTAAAATTTGTTTCTTTCTTTTTTCGTAACCGACAACAGACGTATCATTAATAAATGAAGCCCAAGTAGAATCATCTATCTTGCTATCAATTAAATTTAAAATCCGACTACCATCATATAAATAACATCCATTTTCATTCACCCAAACAACTCCAAAATCTGTTCTAAAAACAGCACCCGGATTCTTAACACCATTATGTTTCAAGTCTGATTCTAAGAACCAGTTAGTATCTGATGGTGATGATACATTTATTATCTGCATTGATTTTTGCTTATACGCTAATATCCTATCAGCATAAGACTCAAGCTTAACATAGTCCTCTGCATCCCCCTTAACAACATCAATAAAATTAAAAGAAGGGAAAGTGTCAAACCTGTTAGGCATAGAATACATAAGCCTATCTCCAAATATGGTAGGAGAATCTCCATTTTCCTCATATACTTTTACATTTGCAACAAACGCTCTTCGATTACAAACCACTGCTGTTTTCCAAGCTTCTCCATTCCTACCTATACTTATAGATGGTACGGTAGGTGGGTAACCATTAATGGTCTCATAGGTATCTAAAACTGGATTTAAAGCTTCTACTGTACCAGTTGTATAGACAGAAGCTGTTGTTCCGGATGTGTGTGTCCAAGCTACATAACTAGAATCAAGTGAAGCTCTAGCACCTTCGGATAAATCTATATCAGCTAACATCACCCAAGGGTCGCTAGTTGATCCGTTAGGCCTAAAATAAACCCTACCGCCGGAAAGTCTTTGATTGAAAGATTTTGTAGCTATAGCCGTAAAAGAAACTTTTTGACCAGCAGTTACAGTAAAAGTATTATTGCTAGTAGGTATATACAGTAAAGACTCTTGACTTCCATCATATATAAAACTAAATGCTAACTGATACACATCAGCACCCCAAGTGCTATTAGCATCGCTTGACAATGAAATGTTTAAATTAAATCCAGCACCAGCAGTAGGTGCACCAGAGCCATTTACTCCAACAGATGGAGCATCTAAAGTGTTAAAAGCCTGAAAGTAATCAAAAAAAGAGTCTGAATAAGGAAGATTCTTAAAGTGTTCTCTTTTTGTAAGTCCATACCACCTAACCCTGACGTGATTATCAAAATTAGCATCAGATGCTCTTAAATTACCATCGGCAACATAGTATCCTATTTTAGCATCCGATGTTAAAGATACATTTGAAGAACTGCCTTCATCATCAAACAGCAAATTAACTTTTGGATTATCTGATGGGCTTGAACTGGTGTTATTCCACTTGTCACTATTAGCTGAATATAAATCAACCGATGCTGTGTTTGAATCAGCTAATGCAATTAATTTTTCCCCTAAAGCTTTTTTAGTTATAGTGCCAGCAACTACATTCTGTACTAGACTGCCACCAGCTAAAGAAGGTTGAATAGAAACAACATTACCAACTATTTTTGAAACTTGATACATGCCATTTATACCAGCAGTTCCTGAAGTTGTTTGGTTTATATTTATAACGTCACCAACCGAAAGAGCACTAGCTATTTGATTGTCAACGCTCCCACCGATTCCATCTGTTGAAAATATATTGTTCCCACCACTATTAGCATTAAATACCAAACTACTACTAAATGTAATTGTTGTATTTTCAATTTGATAATCAGATTCAAGAACAGTAAGACCATGACCTGAAACAACCTCACTTGTTATAGCCTGTGCAGTTCCATGAGATGCTGACGATCCTGATGGTTTTATTACACCTTGCTTTTCTAAACTTACATTAGAGGCTTGCACTAATTCATTATTAGATATGTCTCTAGGGTCTTTTAAACTATTGATACCTCCAGAAAAATCATTTAAAGTGTAAAGCTGTTTTGGCATTACCTACAGTTACACCTTAGACTTTACCATCTTTACAGCACCAGCTACAACATCTGTAAGGATGTCAGCAAACTCTCTAAACATTGGCTCTTCTTTCTGATCGGATACAAAAGGAATATTTATTGCTTTATCCATCTTTTCAGCCAACTTTTTTTCTACTTCTTCTGACTGTATGTATTCAATCAACATACCCTCTACGTTATCTGCTTGCTCATCTGCCATTTTCTTTGCAGACTCAATAGCCTTTTCAATTAACATTTCTTTAATATTCATATTAAGGTTCCTTTATCTTTTTTATTTTATAGTATAAATATATAATATTCATAATCCCTATAGTAACACCAATAAAGTAAGGTAGTAAATCCATAAACACCACCCCCATACCAGCAAAACTTGCTCCGGATACTTTTAAGCTATCCATATTATTTCTTTATGTGTTTAGACACCTCTGTGTCTCCGGCCATCATAGGAACTATCCTAGAAAGTAATTCTGATTTGGTTTCGTTAGAACCATAAGAAATACCTCTTATGTCATAAAACTTTTTTATTTCTGCTATAGTATTAGATTCTGTAGGATAATCAGATTGTGAAGTTGCTACTCCATTTACAATGTGATGTTTACCAGTCAACCTACCATGTCCATTATCATACTTTTTTGCACATTCCTCAACGTAATAAATCTCTGCGTTCTTAAAAGTGTTAGATCTTTTTACAACTTCTCCATCAACTTCTACAAAATATTCATATCCAGACGTAGGGTAAGTCAAGGTTTCAACTGTGCCATCTGGGTACGTTTTAGAACGAACAGCACCGGGAGTTGTATTTTTATAAAGTCTTATACGATAACCTTGACTAGACCTACGAATAACCATTTACGCCTCTACTTCTTCCTTTTCAGGTTCTTTTAAAGACTCTCTTAACATATTAATAAAACCTTCTTTACTAATTTCTAACTGCTCCCTTACAAAAGCATTTGTATTTAGCTTGTTTTGAATGTCGTTAATATGGTTTAGAATCCTTTTTGATTCATCAGACATATCTTCAATGACATATTCTTTATCATCAAAGTTTAACTTAGGCTGTTCTTTTTTATCTTTAGCCATTTGTTCTCCTATTTTTTTATTTGTTTTCTAAAGCTTCTACCTTTGCAGATAGCTCTTTTACTGCTTCAATTAAAACAGGAATTATCCCTGTTACATTTACAGATTTATAATACTCTCTACTACCCTCTTCACCTTTCTTTCTGATCCCCGTTTCGTTATAAACTAAATCTGGTATCACCTTTTCAATTTCTTGAGCAATAACACCATACTTAGTGCCTTTTTGCATAGCCGCAGATTCTTTCCAAGTAAATGTTCTACCTTGTAGTTTCTTAATTGTATCTAATCCATTCTCAATGTTTTTTATGTTTTCTTTTAATTCTTCATCGGAAATATCATTAGAACTACTACCAGTAAGAGTTCCATCTGCGGCAATACTCAGTCTTGTATCTAAATCTTTAGCACTTGTACCATTCTTAGTTTTAAAGTGCAGTCCACCCCGTGATGTAGAACCTGTCCTTTCAAATGTTATTGCACCACCCGGACTAAAATTTACAAGTGGAGTTGAATCTGATATTCTAAATCCAATACCAACCTCTTCATTAACATTAGCTTCTCTTACAATATTAAGAGGAAATTTATCCATTCCCTCATCGTCAGCGGAATTTAAAGAAGTTTTAATAAATACATTACCTGCTTGAGTAATTTCTATAATATCAGTTGTATTGTAACCAATTGCAAAATTAGAATTTGATTCAATATAAAACGCATCTGTTGCTTCATTATCATATAGTTTGATTTTTGAAACTGCGGTATTGCTACTACCTATGTCGAGTGATGTTGTATTTGCAACTATGCTTGCAGTTCTGCCAATAGCTAAAGAACTTGCGGTTGCATTATTCACTCCAACAGTAGTCGCACCATCTGGACTAATAATCAATGCTGGATTTGTAGTAGAAGTTCCAAGATTTATTGTTTGATCAGCATTTACATAAAAGAAACCTTTTGCAACTCCACCATGTTGAAAATGAATAGCGGCATTACCACCACCAGTTTTATTTAAAACTAAAAGTGGATCAATTGCGTGTGAAATAGTTACAGTTCCAGTAGAATCAATCCTCATTCTTTCAACTGCAACTTCACTATCTCCTGTTTTAAATATTAAATCAGTTGAATTAACACTATCTGAAAATGTAGCTGTTGCTAAAGCTTGAATAGTTGCTCCAATTAAATCAGAGTCTACACCCGTATCATCTGGAGCTTGAAAATGAATTTGACCTAAAACATCATCTGCCTCTATAGTATCGTGTGAAGTTTGTAAATATAAAGTACCACCATCAGCACCCTTAATAGACATATCTCCAACAACTGATTCATCAAAAACTAAAGTGCTAGTCCCAGAGTTTACGGTTAAATCTCCAGTAATTGTAACATCTCCAGAGATTGTACCACCAGCTAGTGACATATTTAATCTATTGTTGGTAGTGTCTAAAACAGTGTTTAAAGCTTCTTGTGCTGTAACTGAATTTGCGGTGACGGCATTTCCTGAGGAATCTAGGAGTACCTTATTTAATACTTCTTTTGTTGTAAACTTATTTGGATTAGCCATAATGACAACTCCTTATAACCCACCACCACCGCCACTAAGGCATTAATTTTGTAAAGCTTATCTAAAATCGTAAGGTAAGATTGCACGAGTACCGCCAGTCTTATCCCTTTTTCTCATACCATAACGCTTTACAGTTTCATTAAATCTTCTTTCATGCTGTACCATCATCTGCATAGCAGACTGTGAGACACCCGGATCACTTGATGCTCCAGCTTTATCCATGTACAAACATTTCTTAACATAATCAACAATAGCTACATGTAACGTATTGTCAATATCTGGTGTATCATTTATAGATACAACACTATTTGGCTCACCGTAATAGTGAATCAAAAGGCCATCAGTAATTGATTCTTGAATAGCCTTGTAAAGTTTTCTATCTGTAGTCCTAGAATTACCGCTACTATCAGTTTTTGTTATAAGTGCAAGCTTATCACCTTCTACAAACCAAAGTGCTGAATTTTCAGGAAAATTTATATTACTAGCCATTAGTCTGGTGTATTTACTGCTGGTTCACTAGTCGCATCCATTAAAAGAATACGCCTATCAACCAGTCTTGGTATTTTGATATAGTCACCATCGCTATCCATAAGATCAACTCTATATATTTTGTTAACTTCCAAATCATTAGAACTAGAATCCTTTGCACTATCACTTATGTCATAAAACATTTGATCTGCAACAGTGCTTAATTTAGCTTGAATATTTTTAGTATGGTAGTTCCCCATCTCAACTAAAGCTTCATTTATTAGACTCATAATATAAGTATCTGGGACATCTGGAAATACTAATTTTATTCTACTTATTATTTGTTTTGCTGTTAATGAATGTACTGACATTATATATCCTTACGACCTTAGGGCCTTTAAAGCATTTTGATAATCATCTTTAACTTGAGATATAGTAGGTAAATACAACTCAATATCTTCTTCTCCAGTTAAGGCAGACTCTAAAGATTTTATAGCGGCATATAAGACTACTACATACTCAGCTTCATTCGGGAATGTTCCTATATCAGAATTGTTATACGCAACTGAAGGATATAAAACTTTATGGTATCTCCAAGCACCCCCAAGAGGTAAAACATTTAGAGAATTTGCTTTTAAATAATAAACAGGGTCGTTTTGCGTGGCAAAAATCATTTCATCTGGGTCTTCAGCCAAGCCAGATAAAGATAAAGGAATTTTCCTACATTTTTTATAAACAAAACCATCAAATCTTTCAACTGAAATTAAAGGAGAGTCACTAAGCGTTGCTGTAGAACCTGCTGAAACATCAACAACTTGAGAGGTGTAGCTTAACATATCATAAGGCATATTAGATATAACTTCTTTAGCACCATCTGTAAGAAACTGAGTTAATTCAGCTTGAGTTGGGCTAGAACCGCTAGACTCAATAGCTATTCCAGTAATTGCTTCTACCTGTGCTTCAAAAGTAGCCATTAACTACTCGCAACAAAAACTTCAGCTTTACACGTAGCAGTATCAGCATCAGCGGTTATGTCTTTTAAATCATTAAAAGACACACTTAAAGCTGAACCTCCAGCGTGCATAGAATCTACCACACCAGAACTGTTGCCGGGATATACAAAAGAATGACCAGCCGCTAACTTTATAGCAAATTCTGTGTTATCTTCATCTCTAAAAATTAATTGTATAAAATTTGTAGAATCTAAATTTGTAATTCTTATATAAAAAACTTTATCCTTATCGTAAGAACCAGCCGCATAAGTTTTAGAAAGATCGGTTGCTGTAGTGTCTCCAAAACCTAAAAGCCCAGTTTCAACTATAGTAATGTCAACTATTCTTTTGCAAATATCATTTACATTAGTTATTGTATTTACTCTTTTTGAATTATAATCTTGATTGTCTATTATAATAGACTCTTCAACTTTAACTTTTAATGTAGCCATTAGGCTCTCCTTACTTTAGCCGCTATCTTTTTTGTGTATTTAGCTTTTTGTCTACCTTTGGCAGAAGCGGCTCTTTTTCTTCTGTTTGTAGCAGATTTTTCAGAGGAACTAAGACTTTTCCTAACTGACTCAGGTAAGTAACGCCCTCTTTTCGCTCTAGGTTTTTTCTTGTCACCCTTGCTGACATAATCCCATTTCTGCTTTGACCATTTAGTTAATTTGTTACTGGAAGATTTCTTCCCTCTATACCCACCGCCAGCTTTTTTATACCTAGCTGTAGCTAACTGTGCCTTACGAGCACTCCACTGTCCGGGCCTTCCACCTTTACTGCCAGCTTTAACAGAAGCTACTATTCTTTTCCACATAGCTTCTTTTGTTTTCTTAGCAGTAGCCATAATTATTTTTTCTTTTTAGCCTTTGAATGTACCATTTGTACCTTAAAACTAGCCATTAAACTAGCACCTTTATGAGGTTTATATCCACCTCTAGGATTTTTCATAAGCTTAAAACCAGCACCGGACTTCATCCAATGATAACCGTTAGGTGCTTTTACTTTTTTATTCATAATTACCTCACCTATTTCTTTTTAATCTTTTTAACTTTGCCATTTTTTGTTCTAGCAAACTTATGTGTTTTAGTTTCCCTAATCAAAGTTCCGTAATGCTTTTTACCACCCCACATCCAACTTACAGTTTTACCCATTCTACCACTTTACCTTATTAGCCCACCATGCGGCTGACATCTTACCTCTGGCAATATTCTTAGCATGACGAGCTTTAAATGATTTACGTTTCGCTTTCATTCTAGCGGACTCACCCTTCTTTGGCTTTCCAGCAGTTCCAGAAAGTGTGCCAACTCTTTTACCTTGCTGTCCAAAGCGTATAGTTTTTATCTTATCACCAACTTTAGCAACAACAACGTGAGACTTTGTAGGGTGACTAGGCGTTCTCTTAGGTTTGTTATATCCAGAAACACCAGCTCTTTTAAGTCTTGGATCTTTCTTTTTAGGAGCCATATAAATTCTTATTCATTTTTTTAATGTTATCACTCATAGACTGAGTTGAAAGTTCGACATCTGTTCTTTTACCCATATCAGACATCATCCACATATTAGTTGTGAACTTAGACTCAGAAGCTTTCATACCACAGCTTTTGCAGTAAAACCAACCTCCCTTGTTTGGATAGCCACAGTGAATACATTTCTTTTTCATACTTTAACCTTCCTTTGGTTTTGAGGGTTGCCCTTTATACGACAACCCCCACAGTACCAAAAAACTGTTATCCTTATTGTTTCGGATTATGATATTGTTATGTGAGCAACATCGTGAGCTTGTGCTTTGGCGTAGTAAATAGAACCATCGCAAATCAACTCAACCTGATCTCCTAGCTGTGCACCACTGATGAAAACAATCTCATCAACAGCAGACTCAGCACTACTACCAGCACCACCATCAGCACCAACTGTTGTTCCAACAATGGTATCTTCAGATGTGTTATTAGCAATAGTTACTGCATTAGCCGCAACTTCAGATAGGATAAACTTAGCGTTCCATCCAGCACCGGCAGTTGCCGCTAACGGCAAGGTAATTTCATAAGCAGAGTCT